GTTTTGCTAGGTCGCTGATCGGAACACAACCTGGCGTGGATGTCAATTTTGATAATAGCATCCGGTAGATACGGCTGTATCGCTTCACGTCCAGTATCAGGTTTTGTAATGAGGATGACTCTACCGTGTCGTATAGTTGGGCAGCGGGGACCGCGGGAACCGCAGCAGCGACATTCGATATGTTACAGTCTACCGCAAACTGCGAAAGTTGCCCAGCACATTCAACCAGATCATTATCGACGATCGGGTGTCCTTCTTCATTCATCATGATATCACCCGTTTCTCGGACAATCCGGTATTTCACCGGCGTATTTGCTTTTGACAATTCATACCCAATGTTGGCAACAGATGATATGAAGATTGGGTATGGCTCTGTCACCAGTGCTGCTGCCTTCTTCTGCACAACCAAAATATATGTATTCACACCGGTTCCACTACGTTTGAATGACTGTTTGGGTAACTCAATCGATGCAATCACTCGATGACGCAGTAATAATTCACGAAGCTCCATGCACGGCTTCGTTGAATTCCCAACATACCCAGCAGGAACGATCGCAAACATGATACCATCCGGCTTTAGTAGTTTGAGGCCTAATTCTAAAAATAGAATACCGATTTCCTGTTTCTTTTTTCCAACCCCAAGCTCGTAATGTTGTAAGATGGCTTCGTCTGTGACGACAGTGCTTGAACCGAATGGAGGATTCATTGTAACATAGTCGAACGACAACGACGACGACGCATCCGCGGTGTTAGGGTGAAATACAAGTGAATTCTTGCATTTGATATGGTAGTTCGTTTTCCTATTCAACTCATAATTGAAACGACATAGCTGTAATGCATGCTCATCGATGTCCCAGATATGAGTATTTCCGGTGTAATGAATTAGTAGATCGCCGGTTCCTCCGGCCGGGTCGACTGCTGACTTTTCACTACCGCCAACCATGACTGCGTTTATGAAATCCGATATTGTTAACGGTGTATAGAATTGATCCAGCTTGTATCGCGTAAGTTTGCTACCGAAAAGCATGAATATCTCTTGGGTTATTTCCTGGTTTGTGAAATCGATTGCTTGAATGACTTCCATGACATCGCGGAATTTTGGGTCGATCACGAACGATGTCGGGAGTGTCTTTGAATCCGCCGCATTCTTTCGTTGTTCGAATAACGATGTCAATACGGCGATCCGGTCTTCTTGCTTGACACCTTTATTGTGAAGAAGCTGGTTGATATGGTTGATATGCTTGGCGTTGTCTATCGTGTTTGTCGACATTCTGCAGTGTCTTTATACACAAGTGGTTATTTATATCAATTTTATTATTTCGAATGCAGTTTTCGAACACACAGTAAAGGGTTTAAACGGTACATCGTGATTCACAATATACGTCACCGTTATCCAGAATGTGTGGTATATTTTATTTTCAAACGGTCGCACGACTATCATTGAAAGCGCTCAAAACATTACAGGAAAATTTGATTCTTTCATCACATCGCGGACCAGATAAGACTATCTTTGTGAATGATGACACGCGTGCATGGGGATTTCATCGACTTTCCATTAATGGGTTGGACCCTTCAGCAGATCAACCGTTTTATTTGAAAAAATGCCGCTTGATTTGCAACGGTGAAATTTATAACTTTCGTGACTTGATTCAAGAATTCGGTTTGGAAAATGAATACAAAAGTGGTTCGGATTGTGAAATCATTATTCACCTCTATCGTAAAATAGGTATCTCTGAGACGCTTCGACGATTGGATGGTGTATTTGGTTTTGTTTTGTATGACTACGAAAATGGCGTTACCTATGTCGCGAGAGATCCAGTTGGCGTTCGGTCTCTTTATATTGGTGTTACACGTCATGACGGATGTTTCGGACGCGATTACTCTGACTTGACATGTCTATCTATAAACCCATACTATTACGCAATGTGTGTCGCGAGTGAAATGAAGTCGATTCATGCAATTTGTGAGACGATTGTACAGTTTCCCGCAGGTTGTTATATGGAATATACCGGTGAAGAAATTACGGATGGTACCGCTATTTTCCGTACATATTATGACTATGCATACATACGTTACAAGTCAGGTGATCTATTCAAAAAAACGGATACGTTGTCATTGTTGGAGTGTCAGTTGAAGGAAATCGAAGTGGATTATTCTTATCCAGTAATGGACATGTATGGGAAGGACCCGATGCTGGTTGAAGAAGGAATCTGTGCCAATATTCGTAACCTCTTTACAAAAGCGGTCATCAAGCGTTTAATGAGTGAACGACCGGTTGGATGTTTATTGTCGGGAGGACTGGATAGTTCCCTTGTAACTGCAATTGTTTCGAGAGAATTGAAGCGGACGTCCCCGCATACTGTATTGAACACATATAGTATTGGACTAGAAGGATCAGTTGATCTCATGTGGGCTCGTCGTGTCGCCGAGCATTTGGGTACATGTCATCACGAGGTCGCATTAAGTGAAGACGAGTTTCTGAATTCAATCTTCGATACGATCTATCAAACCGAGAGTTACTGTACAACGACCATTCGCGCATCGGTGGGGAATTATCTTATTAGCAAGTATATTCAAGAACAAACAGAGGATGTTGTTATTTACTGCGGAGACATGTCGGATGAAATTTTCGGGTCATATCGCGGGTTCTTGAAGGCGCCTAGCGATGCCGACTTTCACCGAGAGAATGAACGTATGATACGTGATGTGCGGTTTTTTGACTTACTGCGTTCGGATAAAAGTATAAGCGGTGCTGGTTTGGAGGCGCGTGTTCCTTTTGCGGATAAAGAGTTTCTTACGTATGTGATGACGATTCCACCTCAGTTCAAACGGTTTACCGATGAGCGTATGGAGAAGTATCTTCTTCGGAAAGCGTTTCAGAATGAAGGTCTTCTGCCAGAGAATGTGTTGTGGCGAAGAAAGGAGGCATTCAGTGACGGTGTAAGTGCTGCAAATGGGGGAAAAACGTGGGTACAAATGATCAAAGAGCAATCGGATCGAATGGTAACCGATGTGGAATATAACAACAAAAATAACTATATGTATTCGATTTATAACCCACCATACGACAAGGAAAGCTTCTATTATCGACGGGTGTTTGAGACATTGTATGAAGGACGAGGCAGTACAATTCCGTATTATTGGCGACACCCATTTTGTGAAGGAGTGCTTGATCCAAGTGCGCGCTTGTTGTCATTTTATGTGTCCTCGGATAATCCGGCGTAGTGTGTAGTGTAGTGGTCTCGCACTCGCTCGAAATTTAATATGTGATTATAATAGACGATTTCGAATTTGGAAGGAGATGAACACAATCATCAATACAATAGAAGACGTAATTGCATCATTGATCTATGCAATTCGTGAGGCATTAGCACCTATCTTTACCAAATACAGCGCATATTTCAAATATATTGATTACTTCATTTATGGTACATACGGAATTTTATTGCTCGGATTTTATACTACAGTTCCGGAGTATATTCCTGTATTACGAAATATCTTATTGTATTCTGCAGTGATCATTTTATTACTTCGTTTCAACGACATATCCTGGAATAATCCGAAGTTCTCAATTCTTGGTGGAAGTAAATTTAGTGAGTTTGACCGACGTCTCATCTTATATACTTGCGTATTCATCTTAATCACTCATATTGCATCCGAAACAGTGTTTCAATACACGCAAAAACAAATATCGCAGAAGATTTTACAACCGGTAACTAGTGTTGGCGCCGATGTCGTAAACCCCTTCTATAAATATATTGCAAAATGGAAGTCATGAGTGGATTTTGACGTTGATAAAAAAATTGAAATGTTTTTATCAATGAATAACGTAGACAACGAACGAACCAACGAACGAACAACGAACGACAATGTCAGCAGGAAATGGAAGTGTACTCCAATGTGCGAGTGATGCTATACAAAAGGATCTCGATACCGTCATGGAAATACTTGAAGAACATCAAGGCAATATGCCAGAAGGAGCATATTTACGTGGTATGAATGCACTCGGATCATTGCACAAACACAAACGAACAACCCTTACGGCGATGCGTCCCGGAACTCTGTTGCGTTGCTGGAAAACACTTGACGAGATTGAAGAAGAAGACGAAGACCTGTACGATGAAATCATGGCAGTCGCGGATGACATCGTCGTCGAGTTATGCGGTGACGAATCCAGCATCTACGATGACGGAGAACACAATTTGGTTCATCGCGGGGACGAACGAGAGGTTGCAGCGCTCATCATGAACTACAAACCAATAGAAGGCAATGCCGGATTCGAAACGAGCCCAATGGTACTTCATCATGCATTACAAGTCATCATGAAGCGACTGTTTGATGACACCATTCACGAGCTGGACATCGTACGGCCGGTAAGCTGCCAATGCGGATGGAGAGGTGTTCAAGGAAACTGGGATCGACATGTCTCCAATGCACGTCATCAGCGGTGGGTAACTACCGAACGTCAGCGGCTGTTCAATATGGCGTTGGCATCTGCGCGAGAGAAAATCATTTCGCGCCGAGAGAATGGAATTGTCTACATCGATGAGATGCATGAAACACCGGAAGTGAAGATTGCAAGACAAGAAGCGATTACGGAGGCGGAACGGAACGGTGAACGAGTTGTATTTGTCACTGCGCGCGGTGAACAGCTCTCGTGGTTTGCTTGAATGTGTTATTTGCGTCGTATTGTCTTATTCTTCATATTCTTTACAGCTGTATTCTTATCAATATAAAATACTTGTCCTTTGTGGGTTGGACTCATACTTTTTTTATACGTCTTTTTTATCTTTCGTTTCGAAGACACTTCTTCTGGTATCGTTTGTGGGGGGCCTTCACGGAAAAATTGCTGCAAGTGGAATAAGATGTACTTACTGATGATTTCGTCGATTTCGCGCGGGTTCACTTTCTGGTGATGTGATCGCTCATCGTATTCAGCCATATCAATATAACGCATGAAAAGATTGTACAATTCAATCGATATGATCTGCTTTTTAGCAGAAGAGGATGTTCCGGTGATAATTGACGGAATGTTGATTTTATCAAATACGTCACGATATAATGCACTATTCAAGAATCGGACAACGAACATCTCGAAAGGAATGAACGAATGATAGGGTTGAAGTTTGATATAATATACACGTTCGTCTACCATTTTAGGATGTTGTACGTCGTCTAAGAAACATATATCAATATCGGCGGGAAGACGCGAACATCGAATGAACTCTTTTACCGTCTTTTCGGTAGTTGTTCTTTTTGGATAACTCGACAGATGTTTTGATCCATCATCTGGTTTAAATCCGCCGATGGTATGGTCGAATAAGGGGGGGATGATTGCTAGACCATGTTGGTTGTTTGAATGTGCGCGAAGTTTGGTTTCGAAATACTGTCGAATATGTGCGACCCATTTATCCGGGCCCATGTTATTTGTGTAGATCATGACTTTACTACAAGCACCCGATTCTTTCTTTTTTCGTATATAATCGAGTATTCGTACCATACTTGGTCGTATAATCTCTGGGTATAAATCAACTAAATCATTGAAGTAACGATACATGATACCTGGTTTGTTGAAATACTCTTCTAATGCATGACCAAAAATAGAGAACTGTGAGAAGTTGCCGAGTGTTTCATCTACATCAAACACAACGACTTTATGTTTCATTTTTTATGTAGTTATATTATACGAGTATAATTATTCATGAAAGAAGAACCGTTGTATACGGATAATGATATTGATGAAGATATGAAACTAACACGTAGCGATTATATGAAAATACTTCATCATTATCAACGTGATCATCCGAGAGGTCGTAAAACAGCTTCTGTTAAACAACGTGCTCACCGTATTCTTGCTGAAAAACTGTGTAAATGCATCAAGTCAAATGGTAGTACAATTGAAGAAGGGCGTCGAATCGGGTATTGTACGCGGTCTATCTTCAATTCGAGGGGTTTACGACCACATGGGTTTCGATGTAAAACAAAAACGGGCAAACTACGGCCAAGAATGACTCGGGATGTTACGAAGTCCACACGGCGTGTGAAACTGAACTAACGGTCGTCGCCGTCGCCGTCGCCGTCGACATACTCAACTGCCCGCAGTATCAACAGTTCTTCTTGACTCAACCTTTGAAAAACAACATTTAACTCAAACCGAATATTAAATACAAAACGTTTGACATTTCGAATCGTCACAATATGTACGCCTTCTTCTTGATTTTCACGTACGCGAAATAGTGTACCGCCAAGTGTAACATAAGGTCGCGTTTCGAGAGACCGGAGTGGAATCCATCGTATCAGTTGGTTATGTTTAAGATCATACGGGTTTTCAATCACCCGATACATACTCAATTTACGCTCGAACTCTTCCATTTTCTCCGTTGTAAGGTTGAGTGACGAGAGAATTTCATGGCGTTTCGCGGTGATTTTCTTCATTGTCATATTTGCAATCGTGTTATTCTCTGTCTTGTTCATCGCAGATAATATCGCATTAATATCAAGTGGAAATGTCGGTTCATCCAATACGGATTGAAACAAGTCTTCATCTGAATCCACTGCATAATCAGTATCTTTAACGCTAGGGTGGATTCTCGATTGTTCTTTGGCTGGAGGTGATGTGTCAGACTCGATTTCGCTATCACTGCTGTCGATTGCATTGTCGTCGTCGTCATCGTCGTCCGTTGTCACGTCTTCTTCACTCGCGCTTTCATAATCGTCGTCTTTGTGTTGCTGTAGTAACGCCACAATGTTCAATTCTTCGTCCTCTTCTTCTTCGCCGTATATAGCCGGTTTACCGGACCTTGACTGCGATCGAGACCGCGACTGAGACCTCGACCTCGACTTACCACGCCCAACTGATGGACGCATATACTCTAGATCCACGACAACGGTTTTCTTCATTGTGACAACAATATATAGATACAGTATAATCTGTTTATTATACATATGAACGCAATTATGGGAAACATCATTCACGGATTCTCCGTGACTCCAGCACCCAAAACGACAACAATGCGACCGATGATCGGGGCACATATCGCGCGTAATACACAACCGCCTACTCAATATCTAGGTAAAGGACGCGGGTTTTCTACATATTACCCCATGCAATTTTGATGCTTACTCCACCCCCACCGATTGACACTGACCGTCCCATATTTTGAGTCATTCGGCGACGCCCTTACTGAAAATGAGAGCATATATAGCATTATCTTATAGCTTTTTGAAAAGTCAGTCTGGCGGGGGAACCGCGTCGATCGGCGCAAAAATGGCATTTTGGGCCGTTTGTATAAACAGCCTTATTATGATCGAGCAAAAAGTAGGCGCATATTTGGTGAAATTCGACAAATATGCTCTCGTCAGGCTAAATGTGCAAAAAAACGTGTTTTAAAAGTAAAACGGCCAACCCCGGATTTGGACATTTTTGAAAAAATACCATTTTACCCATTTTCGTTTAGCGGGATATATAGCCGTTTACTTTCTGGTGATGACACTGAAAATGGTGTAAATGTTGCCAAAATCTCTAAAGTGTCAAAATGCAAAAACAGACAAAATCAGACAAATGTGGGGTAAAAACAGACAAAAACAGACAAAAAACGTGACGATGATGTTCGATTTTTGATGTGAGAATGGCAACATTTAGACCAACCGATGGTGCGAATGTTGCCTTACCCCTGGGGTAAAATGAATTACCGATCACAAATCAGTAAAATATAATAGAGATAAAATATAGACTGTATATAGAGTCAATATAGCCGTACGTACTACCAAAATATACATATTTTTTGGGGTAAAAATCAGACAATTGGGGTAAAAACAGACAAATTTGGGGTAAAAACAGACAACTGGGGTAAAAAACAGACAAGATTCTAATCGATCAAAAATGCCGAGAAAGTATGTTGACTACTCAAAAACGTATGTTTACCGTTTGACTTGTAAAAATTCGGCTGTTTTGGACGCGTACATTTCGTACACAACCAATCTAACACAACGGAAGTATAAGCACAAGCGCGAGACTTTGGATCTTTTCATTCAGACAAGGTTGTACGATTCAATTCGGAAAAATGGAGGATGGACGAATTGGAAGTGTACTATTTTGGAGGAATGTGCTTGTAACAATGAAATCGAGGCAAAGGAACGTGCAAGTTTCTATATTATGAAAATGAAACCAAATTTGAACGATGAAAAAATGGATGAAAAGTCTGTCGACAGACATTTCGATCTTCCTGATTTTAAACGAAATATTTTCGGCGGTGAAATGGCCGTATCTGCGGCGGTTCCTGTTTTGGAAGCGGAGATTTTTGGCGGCGCAGCCTGTGAAACAACTTCGGTGGCTGTTCCTGCAACGAAGGATGGGAAATATGTTTGCTTTTGTAAAAAATCGTACGCGCACCGGTCTAGCTATTATAAGCATACGTCGACATGTCTACAGTTTCAACATAACCAGTCCATGAATAAAGTAAGTAGTTCGCAACCGGACTCTTTATTGAATATGCCTGCAGTATCTCTATCAATTACTACAACTACGACGACGACCACGACAACAAGAACAATGACATCCACAGTTCCTGTTCCTCCTCCAGATTCAGTTCCAGTAGAAGATGAAACCAACGGAAGTGATGATGATAATCGAATCGTATGTTACCGTTTTAAATCTAGGAAAAAGACGGAAGAACCGAACTCCGGAGTTTTTGAATACTCCAATCTCTCAGAAGTTGAACCAGAGGTTGGCGTACACATTTCAGAAAAAGACGACGACTTCAATGATGCAAGTTCTTCATCGTCAACGACGTCGTCGGCGTCATTAGATGATGATAATGACAATGCGTCAGAGGTTACGGGTGCATCCGATGCAGGATGCTCAGCGGTGTCTGAACTTCTAACTGAACAGAATGAAAAACTGAAGGATTATATTCGGAAAATGATTTCGGCGCTTACCACTGGCAAGAAACGAAACAAGCAATCGATCGTGAATTCTCTCGTGTTTGAATTATTAGATCAGAATAAAACCCTGCAAAAGCAGATCGTAGAATTAAGTAAGGAACGGAATATTATCGTGAATAATACAAACAATAACCAGTTCAATCTGAACTTTTTCTTGAATGAACAGTGCAAAGACGCCGTAAATCTCTCGGACTTTGTCGATTCTCTCGAAATCACAATGGATGATCTAACATATACACGGAATCAAGGACTCGTCGAAGGGATTAGTAAAGTTATGATTGATGGGTTGAAACAAATGGATCTCTACAAACGTCCGATCCATTGTACAGACCAGAAACGAGATACGATTTATGTGCGGGATAACCATCAATGGGCAAAAGATGAAGGGAATGCGAGGATGCGTCAGGCATTCGTGGACATCGCGAATAAAGAGTACTTTGCGATTAAGAAATGGATGGATATGCATCCTGGGTGGGAGACGAATAGCCGACTCCAGGATTTCCACCATAAAATGGTAAAGAATGTCCTTCACGAAATCAAGGACGACCCGATTGGTGAACGTAAGATTATGAAAAGCGTTGAACGAGAGATTTTCATTGAGAAGTGAATCAAATATCAATCTTTATCCAGTTGGGAATCGAAAACATGTCTCCAAACCAAAGACGAGCAACATTGTAGCTCGGATAGTAAACAGTTGAATAATATGCTAAATACCCAATGACTGCTGAAAATGATCCATGAGATAATATAATATGCTTACATGTAGAAGCAAACTGAAATGTTTGTATTTCATCATACACAATTAGTTTGGCACGTGGAACTGTATTCAACAATGTTTCGACCATACTGTCATTCTTATCATCTGTTGTGATGAACACATTATCATAATTGATCTTTTTGATTGCATTCATGTAATAGTTGATACCTGGGTTATATTTTGAAACGTCTCCCAGGCGAATATGCACTACTACATCATTATTATTATTGTATCTATTCTTAAAAGGATTGGCTTCTATTATTTTTGTTTTTACTTGTTCTGAGTTCAAGTGATTATGAACAAGACTCGATATTGGAGTTGACTGAAAATAATGATCATTCGGGTTCAAATTATATGTGATTTGTTCGGTGGAATTGTAAATATTGAAATAATTATCATCGGATAGTTGTTGTGTAGATGCGTGTACCTTATTTCCGTTGAAAAACTCGAGTCCTAATTTGTTGAGTAATGCTGAATTGAAGTATTTGACTTGTAGGTCATGTTTTTCAGCAATGAGACTTACCGCCACATTTCTAAAAATATGGTTACCTAATCTTCCATTTGAAATTGTTTCTGTCATATAAATATATATGTCATGTGAAATATTTATATGAAATAATACGAGTATTTAAAACTTCGATCCGACTACTTCGTTCGCAGCCATGGGTTCAAATGACATCATTCCGCCAGGCATTCCAGCGCCGACATTCTGTGCATATGTGCTGTTAAAGTGCTGCGTTTGCTGTGATGCTTGAGAGAGACCGTAGTCGGCAGTTCCAGTATTACGACTCGAAGTCAAAACCGGGTTAGGAGGGGCCATTCCGCCACCGATCATTCCACCAGGCACACCACCAGCGTAAGGTTGTGATAATGGCTGCGTGATACGAACTGTACCTCCATTTCCACCTTGTGCAGGAGTCTTTGCACCATGACCACCAGCGGCACTGTTGTAACTTGATTCGCCTCCAACAAGCTCGATGGCACGTTCGACGATGATCTGTACCTTTTCACCCAACTTCGTCTTAATACTCAAGAGAATCATCAATATTCCTAAAATCGTGGTTGTGAAGTTGAACTCGCTGTATCTGTATCCAGAGTATGTGGGAATATACGTAATCAATCGATGGATAAAGTAGATAAACACAAACATAAAGAGAATCTGACCGATTATTTCTACTAAAATCATAAGTGTTGCTTTATGATCATCGGGCTCTGGGACGTATGTGCGAACCAAATACAACATCACCAAAATAGGGATAAATCCGATAATAGTATATTGAACAATATTTAACAATACTCCTTGTTGTTGTTCGTCTAAACGAAAGACATGGTCCACGAATGAGCTACCGCGCTTTGACCCTTCTTTTACTGTTTCTTCAAATGCCTCCATTATTGAGTATATATAACGCGAATAATATTATTTGTATTCTGAATCCGATTAGAACAATGAACGGAATTAAATACATATAATTATATAATACATAACGCTTCAAATGATTCGTAACTTTGCTCGTATCAACAGTATTCCACACTATCGCGTCGAATACAAACAAGATGAAACCACACCAGAAACCCCATCACCACAACCTACAATTATTCCGGCAATAACACCACCAGAGAATACTGCAGCAATTGTTCCGATGCCAGTATCTACGGCATTCTTAAACCCCCATGATGAATACCAATACCTAAATCTCATCCATGAAATATTGCAAAACAATCAGAAACAACCGGGTCGTAATGGTGATACATTTTCCGTATTTGGAGCAGCAATGGTGTTTTCAATTGAACAAGGGATCATCCCGATTCTTACAACGAAACAAATGGCATGGAAAACATGCCTCAAGGAATTACTTTGGTTTATTCAAGGTAAAACTGATAATCGTCTATTGAAAGAAGTCGGTGTTCATATTTGGGACGGTAATGCATCACGTGATTTTTTAGATTCGCGTGGTTTAACTTCAAATGAGGAAGATGACCTTGGCCCAATTTATGGACACCAATGGCGTCATTTCAACGCTAAATATGAAAATCACGAGACAGATTATACTGGCCAAGGTGTCGATCAACTTGCATACATTATTAAGTGCTTGAAGGACCCGGTCGAGAGATTTTCACGTCGTTTGGTGATGTCAGCATGGAATCCTTGTCAACTCGAGGAGATGGCACTTCCGCCGTGTCATGTACTTTGCCAGTTCAACGTGAATAAGAATAATCGGCTGTCATGCGCATTGTATCAGCGCAGCGGTGACATTGGTTTAGGCGTTCCTTTCAATATTGCCTCTTATAGTTTTTTAACGCATCTACTCGCGAAACATTGTGGACTTATTCCACATGAGTTCGTATATTATTTAGGAAATGCACACATTTACGACGATCATGTAGAAGCGTTGAAACCGCAATTATTGCGTCGTCCATTGCCATTTCCACGAGTTGAAATCTCTGCTCTGAGAGATGACATCAATAGTTATACAGTTGATGATTTTAAAATAGTGGGTTATCAAAGTTACGATCCGATATCAATGAAAATGCGAAAATAATATAGAATTAATGTGTTATTACATTTTATAATCTTATTCGTAGTCGTAGATGAGTGGTAGTGCAGCATTATCAGCAGCAAGAAAGCGTAGAGCATCCAGCGCCCCAATGGCGGGAAGTGCCCCTACATCTCAACAGATTTATAACGGTAGAGCTCCTTATGCAAATGAACAGCCAACATTTATACAACCGTATCCACAACAACTTCCCGGAAGTGGAATCCCCCCTCAACCTATGAATATTTACGAGAATATTGAACTCATCAAACAACAGCTAGTCGAACGCACGAAACTAATACAGACACAAGGAAGTAGTTTACCTGCAGAACGATTGGCAGTTTTGCACAAACAAAACGAAATACAGACTCAGATCTTGAAACAAAAAATCGCGATTGCGAAACAATTGGAAATGACAAACCCTGAACAGGCGCAGATGTTACAAAGAGTACTTCCCACAATGGCAACAAGTGAACCAGAGTTTATATACGAAAAAGGTGTTCCGCGAAGAAATCCGAACTACAAAAGTGGTTCACCGGTGTTCCAAAAGGCTCCAGAACCCCCTAAAGCAAACACATCAATTAAACCGTTTGTTAGTATGATATCTGATACTGGTGTTATCCCACCGCCGATTGTGATTTTGAAGTCACATGATGCAACACTCGCAGAGTACCATCATATTCTTACAAATGTACTTCACCAACTAGGCGATTTGCATGAACAGGTGAAGACAGGCGGTGCTTCTTCAAATTCTGTTTACGTTCAACAACCACAGCAAAAAGAAAGAACTCTTGATGCAGTCGAAGAAGGAGACGAAGGAGTCGAAGGAGATGAGGAGGAAGAGCTTCTTATGGATGTTGTTATGAACGATCTTACAAATAGCCGGGAGTTTGTTGAAGGTATTGTGAATAAAATCGTGAACGAGACGAATCTCTCGGAAGTGATTATGAAAATCGAACCACTTGTGAGAGAGAATCAGGAATTGCGATCCCTTATTCATTCTCAACAACAAATGATGAATGAAATGAATACAATGTTGCTCCGGCTGTTGAATCAGAATAATTCGCCAGCGAAAACATTCCAAGATAACGGATTAGACAGTGACGGGTTGTACCCATCTGAAACTACAGAAATCGTTATTTCCGAACCGATAAAAGAAGGTAACTCGGGTATGGATGAAAGCATAGGTTCTTCTTCTGAAACTTCAGTAGACGCACATACTGAAGCAACAGAAGTGGCTGACGGGGTGCAAGTACCCCAAGAGGAAAACAATGCCAATGACACCACGGAGGGGATCG